TAACAATTCATCTTTAGCAAAGTAATCATAGATTGATTTACCTTTGTTTACATCTTTAGTATAGTTAATACGAGTTTACATCATGGTGGGAAACCATTGATTAACTGCATTACCAACATTACTTGTATTACGAATCACATCAGTTTCACCAGTTAATTCATCTTTAACTAAAAATTTGAATACTGGAAAACTAGTCATCTGATTAAACTGATCTAATATTTCATCTTCATTATAACCAACTCTTGGTGGTTGTCCTTTTTCATCCCATAGACTAACAATAGTTTTACGAAGTTGAATTGCCCATTCACGGAATTCATCTTTAGTCATTGTAAGTATTTCTTCAAACTTTTTATTAGATTCAGATTCTAATAATTCAGTATTCTTCTCATAAAAATATTTCATGCGACATTCCATATTAAGGCACCAGAGGTACCGTATTGTTTAACTTTTGGATTTGGATCTTCCTACTCAAATAATTCTGTCATGTAATTTCTTTTCAGTTTCTAAATCTACAACTAAATGTATACGATTTTCATTACCACCATTTATTGCCATATGTGGTTTTCTCGTATCTAAAAACCAACATTCATTTTGTTTCATATGTATCGTTTGTTTGTTACCTTCTGTTCCCCATACTGTAAACATAACATCATCATTAGTTTTAATAGGAAAATGTATTCTTGCAACTTTACCCAATGAACCACCAGAATCAGGATCAACTTGATCAGTATGTCTTTCTAATTCTCCTCCACCAGATGTTAAATTCATAAATCTAATGCGATGTATCTTATCACCAAACTCTTTTAATAATTCTCTTACTTCAGGAAATTCATCATACAATACTGTATCTTGCATAGAAAATTCTACATCTTTATTTTCTTTTTTCCATTTATCATTCATTTCAATTGGTTTTGTAATGAATTCAGGTTCTGGTCTATAACCTCTTAATGATAATGCAGACCATGATTTATCTTTATTGTAATTACTATAATGATTAGTAAATTTAGGTAAAGTATTTAATTTGTTATAGATTGAATTAATTAACTCAGGATTTACATCACAAATCTTTTTGATAGATGCATATTCTGCCAAATCAATTTTAGGAAATGGTCTACTAATACCTCTATAGTATATCATAAACATCTCACCAAATGTGGTAATCTTGGGTCCTACTTTACAAAAATTACATTCTTCGGCAAGAGTTTTCATTGCATTATCTTCTGCCCAAACATATAACCAACAATCTTCGGTATAACTATTAATCTCTTGTTTTAATAAATCAATATCACCAGTCAATTTACTAAGGGTAACATCACCTTTCTGTTTCTTTGCAATTACAGTATCACAATGCATAGTAATGTTTGATGGTGCTTTTGATATTGAAATATTAATCATGGTATCATCATTCAATATCTTCAGTTTTTTAGTATATAAATCTTCTGCAATATTATTTTTCTTAACTTGAACAAAAGGTGATAAAGTATAAGAATTATATACACTATATTTACTAGCTAAACTTTCTAGATATTTTAAATCATAACCATGTTGCCAATCTTTCATTTTATCATTCTTCTATATTGTTTAATTAATTTATCTTGTTTCTTTTGTGCCATCTTTAATGCAAGAGAACCTACATGTTCAGTAAATAATGTTCCATTCATATGGTCTAATTCATGTTGAAAGCATTGGGCAGTAATACCATCAAATTCATGTGTTTTTTGTTCTCCTGACTCTGTATAGTATACTACTTTTATTGATGTATGTCTAGATATACTTAAAGTTAAACCTGGATAACTTAAACATCCTTCTTTTAATTTGGCAACTTCTTTACCTGGTTCTATAATTCTAGGATTAATACATGCCATTTGAAAGTGTTCATTACCTAAAATGAAAACTCGTTCTCTTATACCACATTGATTGGCAGAGATACCAATACCACCATATAGTTTCATTGTCATTTTTAATCGTTTAATTAAATTAGACATATGAATATTTGGTAATGAAGTTTCATCATATTCAGGTATTGGTTCATGTAATGCTGGATGTGATGGGTCTACTAATCCATATGGAAGAATCTCTTCTTCTTTTGGTTTTGCAACTCCAAATCCTGTATCAATCGTTAAAATATCACTCATTTTGCTATCCTTGAAAAATTATTTACCTTCTCAAATTTAATTACTGACCTAAACTTATCTTGTAATATATCACCTTTATGACTGATTACAAATAAATTTACATCTTCTAACATATGTAGAATGTTCATTAAATACTCTGTACCATTTGCATCTAAACTAGAATCAAATATTTCATCTAGTATTAACAGATTAGTATTTGCAGAATTCTTTAACTTTGCAATTGTTCTCCATGTCAACATCAATGCCATATCAATTCTTTGTTTCTCACCTTCACTGAATGATTCATAACTAAATGCATCACGGTGTCTTGATTTAATTGTTTCTTTGAATGATTCATCTAAATTAAAATTAACAAAGAAATCAAATGTGGCAAGATGTTTGTTTACAACTTTATTAATAATGGGTAGATACTGTTTGATAATTTTAGTTTTAATACCAGTATCTTTGAGTAGACCTGAAGCGGCTTCATAATATGTTTTTTCATCAATCAATTCTTTCTTCTTCTCTAATATTACTTCCAATTGAGTATTCAATTCATTTAATTTAGTATTTTCTGCTTCCAGATTATCTTGTTTAGATTTCAATGTTTCAATCTGTGAATTTAGTTTTGCAATATACTTATTTGTTTCTGTAATAGAAGTTGTATTGGTAGCATTACTAATTTGTAATTTCTGTATTTCTTTTTGTTTTACATTGATTACGTTTAGTCGTTCTTGTTCTGCCAATAGTTTTTCTTCTAATACTTTCAATCCAGATTCTATTTCGGAAACCCTGTCTTTATTATCTTTGATTTGTTGTTCTTTAAACCCCAAGGCAATTTCTTGCCTACAGGTTGGACAATTATCATTCTGTTCAAAGAAACCGATATCAGTCTTATATTTGGATAAGTTGTTCTCAATCTGCGATTCAATTTTAGTAAATTTCTTGAGTCTAGTCTCCACCTCAATTTTGTTTTCCACGTCTGACTGTAATTCATTGATTGCATTGGATGTTTGCTGTATTTTTTCTTGTATTTCAAGTATGTCAGTATTATACAATTTGATTTGATTATCATATTCTTCTATCTTCTCTTCATTAGTTTTTTGGATACTTCTAATATGAGTATTCTGTATTTCAATCTTTGCTTCTACAATTTGTAACTTAGAATTGTTATCTGTAACTTGATCTTTATTACCAGATATCTTATCTTTCAATACAGTATTCATTGTAGAAAATATTTGTATATCTAATAAATCTTCAATGATTGACCTACGATCATTTGCAGATAATTGCATGAATGGTACAAACGATGCAGAACCTAAGATAACAATCTGTGTAAATGATTTGTAGTTTAATTTCAAAATAAACTTTTCTAAGTATTCTTGATAATCTCTACTTGCGGCATCTTGATTTACTAAATCACCATCCTGATATATCTCAAAGATATTAGGTTTGATACCACGAACAATTTTATATTTCTTATTACCAATATCAAATTCACATTCAGTAATACAATCTTTTTGATTGATGGAATTAATTAGTTGTGGTTTATTAATACTTCTAAATGCTTTACCAAACAAAGCAAAACACAATGCATCAAGCATCGTAGATTTACCTGCGCCATTAGAACCAACAATTAAAGTATTGGATGATTTTTGAAAATCAATCTCAGTAAAATAATTGCCAGTGCTAACGAAGTTTTTGTATCTAACTTTTTTGAATACAATCATTAATCAACTCTTTCGACATTTACCGCTTCAACATATAATTCTTTCATTAACCCTTTAAGTATATCAGGTTTTACATTCAATGTCAAGCCGTCAATATACTTATTTAGGATAGTCATAGTATCTTCTGCCTGATTTACCAATTCTTCATCATCGGCAACTGAAGTATCAGTAAAATCTTCAACTATACCTATATCTGAAACACCTACCTTATATAAGTTATCCATTACCACATCAAACAGATATGGGTTCTGTTTATTGATTACCACAATCTTAACATAGGCATCTTTCAATTGTTCATAATCAAAAGACTTCCAATGTGCAAACTCTTGTGTTATATCATCATAATGTAATTTGTGAAACATCTTATATGGATTAGGTATAAATTCTAATTCTCTTGTTTCAGTATCAAACACATGAAACCCTCTTTGGTCATCATAGTCTGCCCATGTAATTTCATATTGATTACCCAGATATGTTATGTTGCCATTAGTTGATTTGTGATGAAAGTGGCCAGACAATACAGTATCAAATCTATTAAACAATGCCATATCTAATCCAGTTTGACAAACATTACCACGATCCATTTCAAATCCAGATATTTCAAAATGACCAAATACAATTTGACTCTTAGT